AAATTTCCACATTCAAAAAAATATATAATTTTTTTATTGCAAAGATCAAGAAGATAATTTAGAGACACCTAGGAGGAAAATATGGATATAGAAAAAATGTCATCCATTGACATTAGTCAAGAAAATATAAAATCAATTACTGACAAGTGTCACCAACTACAAGAACTCCAAAAACAATATAAAGACAAGGAAGAAGAACTCTCTAAAATCAAATTAAAAGTTAGAGATTTTGAAGAGCGTATAATACCAGAGATGATGCAAGAAGCTGGCGTGTCTAAAATAAAATTGAAAGATGGCACTGAGGTTGAAGTGAAACCTTTTTATGCGGCTAAGATTCCTGAGTCTAGAGTTGACGAAGCTTTTGGTTATTTAAGAAGTAATGGTTTTGAAGATTTAATTAAGAATACTGTTACTGCCAACTTTAACCGAGGCCAAGACAATCAAGTGTCGGAGCTTATAAAAGTTTGTGAGGAAAATGGTTTTGCCTATTCTAAAAAACAAAAGGTGGAGCCAATGACTTTAAAAGCTTTTGTAAGAGAACAAATTGAAGAGGGTAAGAAAATACCTTTTGATTTGTTTGGCGTTTATATTGCAAATAAAACTAAAATAACAAACAAATAACGGAGAACAAATGAAAATAAAAGACGGACAAAATGAAGTTGCAGTGAAGAAAGAGGCAGGAGCAGTTGCCAATTTTAACATTGAGCAATTTGCTGATGAGGGTTTTGATAATGTTGATTCGAAAAGTTTAGCATTACCATTCCTTAAAGTATTGGGACAACTATCACCACAGGTTACCCAAGGTGATAGTAATTTTATACCTGAAGCAAGAGCAGGTATGATTTACAATACAGTTACAGATGAACTCTACGATGGACACAAGGGTATCACAGTCATACCTTGTTTTTATAAATTAGAGTACATCGAATGGAGAGATAGAGACAAAGGTGCTGTCGCTCCTGTAAATGTTTACCCAAGTGACTCTGACATCATGAGCAAAACAACTCGTGGCGATGATGGTAAAGATAGACTTGAGAACGGAAACTATATTGAGGAAACAGCTTCTCATTATGTAATGGTTGTTGAGTCTAATAAAACATCTACAGCGTTAATTACAATGAAATCGACTCAGAGAAAGAAATCAAAGAAGTGGAATTCGATGATGATGTCTTTGAGACAACAAAGAAAAAATGGCAAAGGCTTTTTCAAACCAGCACCGTTTACTCAACAATACAGTATGAGCACTGTGCTTGAAAAAAATAATCTTGGATCATGGTTTGGTTGGGAGATATCTCACATAGGCCCAGTTCAATCTGAGGAGATTATGAAATCAGCTTTTGAGTTTTACGAAAGTTGTAAAAAAGGATCCGTGAAAGTCAGTCATGGAAAAGAAGAACAGGTAGCTAAAACCCCATTCTAATATGGACCTACTTGACAAAACCCTGGAGGAGTTTGTATTACTCTTCCAGGGCTCAACTACATATTTTGGTGTTTCAAAACCTACGGGCAAAAAAAACTCGAAGGGCAAAGCAGAATTCAAACATTGGCTTGAACCTTCTCCAATGACGATAGAGCATTGGAGACAACATTTAAAAGGAGAAGCTTACTATGGATCCGTTCCCATTCGAGATGATAATACATGCAGTTGGGGGGTCATCGATGTTGATCGTTATAATATACGGCATCAAGACCTTATATCCATTATACGTAAAAGAGGATACCCGCTCGTCCCGTTCAGATCAAAATCCAACGGACTCCATTTAGTTTTATTTATTGATGGTGTTGTTCAAGCATCTTCAATGAGAAAAAAATTAATTGAGATTGCGTCAGACCTTGGCATAAACGATACCACAACGGATATTTTTCCAGCACAAGATGAGGTGGATCTTACTCCTGAAAAATGGGATGATAAAAGAAAAGGTAACTTCGTAAATCTACCGTATCAAAAAGCACACATGACAACAAGAGTTGCCATGGAAGATGATTGCACAGCTGTTAAAATAGAAAATTTATTTAAGTTTGTAAAAAAATTTAGATTAACACCTACTGAATTTAAAAAGATAAAAATTTTTCAAGATGACGAAACAAAAGATTACCCACCTTGTGTTGTTAATTTTATGAAAAATAAAGTTAAAAAAGGTGAAGGCCGTAATGATGCTATGTTTAATGTTGCAGTATTAGCAAAAAAAATTAATCCAGAACCAGTAATGTATCAAGATTGGACAAGAGACATGATGGGTAAAGTGTGTGAAGAGAGGTTACATCCAAAAGAATTAGAAAATATATTTAAAGGTGTTGAAAACAAAGAGTATGCTTATAAATGTAAAACTTCTATTGCAAGAATGCATTGCGTTTCAAGTGAATGTGTAAAAAGAAAATTAGGTATAGGTGCAAATGAAGCGTTGCCAGAAGTAGGTAAACTTTTAAAAGTAAACTCATACCCTGAACCATATTGGATTTTACCTATACAAGGTAAATCAATAAGATTATCTACAAAACAACTTTACCAGCAGCAGCTTTTAGGAGAACAATTATTAAATTTTGACATTGTCTGGCGGCCACTTAAACCAACTAAAAGAGATCCAGACCCTTACAGGGATTGGTTAGAGGAGCTAGTATCTAACAAACAAGACATGGAAGGTTTTGATGCGACTGAAGAGGGAAGTGACGTATTTAATTCTAGGATGTCAAGATTTTTAGAGGATGTAGAAGACACAACAGAATTTGACCAAATAGATTCTGGTAATATTTGGAAGGATCAAAGTGAGATGAGATTTAAATTAGAAACATTTAGATCTTTTATGAAAAAGATGGGTTACAATTGGAATGAAAAAGAATGTACAAGATTTTTAGAACAAGGTGGCGCAAAGCCAAAAGCAAAGTTCAAAGGTATACAAAGCAGACATTGGATTGTACCTTTACCAAAACTACAGGAGCACAAAAATAAAGATGTCAAATTTACTAAACCGAAGGCTGCGTGGGAAGACAATTAAAATATTTGGTCCTCCAGGCACAGGTAAAACAGAAAATTTATTGAAACGTGTACAACGTTATCTTAAGCAAGGTTATTCTCCTGATGAAATCTGTTATGTATCGTTCACAAACAAAGCTGTAAATGAATGTATAAGCAGAGTAAGAAATAAATTTAAAAATTATGATGAGGACGCTTTTAAATATTTTAGAACTTTACATAGTCTAGCAAGACAGCAGTTTGCAGAGATACCTGTATTAGATCCTAAAGCAGATCTTTTGATGTTTCATACTCAATATGGAACTGTAAAAGTTAATTACAAAGAGGGCCACGATGATCAAAAGGTGTACAACAACTGGTCTTTACAAATATACGATAGAGCAAGAAACATGAAAGTAGACCCTGTGTGGCTTTACAAACAGCAATCAAGAAAAGCTGTGAGGTTGCAGCAGTTTAAATCCATAATCAATGGTTACGAAGAATTTAAAAGCATGGAAACGCCTACAGGCCAACGGACACCGGACAGATTAGACTTTACTGATATGGTTGAGAGATACATCACAGATGGTTTAGTCATACCTTTTAAGGTTTTGATGGTTGATGAGGCACAAGATCTTACGCCCTTACAATGGGATATGATTGTGAAGATAGCTAAATCAGTTGACAGGGTTTACATAGCTGGAGATGACGACCAAGCTATTTACGAATGGAACGGTGCAGATGTAAATTTATTTCAAACATTTCCTGGCAGAGCTTTGGTTTTAAAAAAATCTGTAAGACTAAATAAGAACATTCATTATTTTTCTAAATGTTTATTACATGGAATGGGTGACCACAGAGTTCCTAAAGAATTTTATTCTAATGGTAAGGACGGTGATATTTATAGATGGACTACGTTAAAAAAAGTGCCATGGAATTTAGATGGTAGTTGGATGGTTCTTGCTCGAATCAATGATGTAAAGAGAGAGCTGCAGCAGGAGGCACGTAACTTGTCCTTGTACTATCAAGATGTAAAAGGCAATAAATCTTTTGATCCAAATCAATTTTTAGCAATAGAATATTGGAGTAAAATTTGTGAGGGTGGGTCTATTAGTAGAGAAGAAGCTTGTGTGATGTATGAGTATTTATTAAACATAGACCACGGCTACCGGTCAGCGGACAGTAAAAAATGGAGCTTCGCACATCCCAATCAAGTATTTACATTTGATGAATTACATTTAAGGTGTGGCATGCGAGATGAAAAAGCTCCGTGGAATCAAGTATTTATGAGAAAATTTAAAGACAAAGATAAAAAATATTTTGATAAACTTATGAAAGAAGGTGTAGATCTCACAGCTCCGCCAAAAATAATTATAGATACAATTCATCAAGTTAAAGGTGGTGAAGCTGATAATGTTGTTTTAGCCAGCAAATGTAACTTTCCATCACATTTTGATAAAAAAAATTTACAAGAAAAGGTAAAAGAACTTCGGGTTTGGTACACAGGTGCCACCAGATCTAAACAAACATTACATTTATTGGGCACTTACCATCAATATAATTTTCCATTAGGAAAATATTTTAAAACATACGAGGCTAATTATGCAAAACAATAAAAAAGCTTATAAAATTTTTATGACACTATCAAAAGAAGAACGTAAAAGACTAAGTATTGAACATGAAATAGCTGAGATTGACAATCTAGAAAATCAAGATTGGTTAAATAGATTCGGTGATTTTAAAAATGGCCATGGCGGTTCTTTTTGGAATTGGTTATGGATGATTCACTTTAAAAAGAAATATAAAAACATTAACATAGATGATATAGGAGAAAATATGACAAACAAAGAAATGTTCGATGAAGCTTTCCCACAAGAAAAACAAATCGGAGGATCTCATTATAAACATTTTACCATTCAACCATATGAGTTTATTGCAAAAAATAATCTTTCATTCTTTCAAGGCAATATCGTGAAGTACGTTTGCAGGTATTTGTTTAAAAACGGAATAGAAGATTTAGAAAAAATTATACATTACTGTCAATTAGAAATAAAAAAAATAAAAGACACAAAAAAATGACAATAATTTATGGACTAGGTATGTTGCTTCTAGGTGTAGTTGCAATTTCTATAGCAGCAGTTATAACTTACTTCATAATAAATAGATGACACATCAATTAAATTTTATTTACAATGACTCAGATTGGGTGTGTCCAAGTGAATATCCAGACCTATCGCAAGCAAAAGAAATAGCCATTGACCTAGAGACAAAAGATCCAAACATAAAAACAAAAGGTGCAGGTTGGGCAACATTTGATGGCCACATTGTAGGTTTCGCTGTAGCAGCTTATGATCAACAATGGTATTTTCCTATTCATCATGACGCTGGTGGAAACATGGATGAGGGGATTACGATTGGCTGGATGCAGGAAGTTTTAAAAACACCAGCTACTAAAATATTTCACAATGCTAGTTATGATGTCGGTTGGTTGAAAGTAAATGGTTTTGAAATTAATGGACCAATTGTAGATACCATGATCGCAGCTGCACTTGTTAATGAAAACAGGTTTAGTTTTAGTTTAAATGCATGTGCAAAAGATTATTTAGGTGAAATTAAAAATGAGACGTTTCTAAACGAAAAAGCAAAAGAGTGGGGAATTGACCCTAAAGCTGACCTCTGGAGGCTTCCTGCGGGCTACGTAGGCTTCTATGCTGAGCAAGATGCAGGGTTAACCTTACGACTTTGGCAACACTTTAAATCTGAGATTACTAAACAGAGTTTGAATGATGTTTGGGAGATGGAGATGGAGCTGCTACCTATTCTTATTGATACAAGAATGAGAGGTATAAGAGTCGATGTAGATAAAGCTGCAGCTCTTAAAAAAGAATTCAAACAAAAAGAATCTTTAGTGCTAGGCAAGATAAAAAAAGAAACAACATTAGATGTTGATATCTGGGCTGCTAGATCTGTAGCACAAGTGTTTGATAGAATAGGTGTAGACTATCCACGGACAGCGAAAACTGAAGAACCAAGTTTTACACAAAATTGGTTAGTAAACTGTAATAACCCGATAGCGCAACTAATAAGAGAAGCAAGAGAAATAAATAAATTCCATTCAACATTTATAGACTCAATTCAACGTTATGTGCATAAGGGTAGAATACATTCTGAAATAAATCAACTAAGATCTGACCAAGGAGGTACAGTTTCAGGAAGATTAAGTTATTCTAATCCTAACTTGCAGCAGATACCAGCTCGTAATAAAGAATATGGAGATAAAATTAGAAGTTTGTTTTTGCCAGAAGAAGGCAGACAATGGGGGTCATTTGATTATAGCCAACAAGAACCAAGATTAGTTGCTCATTACGCAGCAAGTGTCGATAATAATTTTACTGGCC